CAGCCAAATGCACCAGCAGCGGCAACGGATAAAATGTACTACAATACTACAAACGAAAAAATGTATGTGTATACTGGTACATACTGGAAAGAAATATTGCGCGTAGTGGTAGCGATTGCCGTTACAGATGCAACACGTGTAAAGTCAATCAAGTATTATGATCCAAACGTAAACACCGCAACAGATGCCGTAATTGGTACGCGTACGGTTGACGGTAAAGCGTATGCATTAACGGATATTCTTAATCAAATGGCGGAAGCTATTAAAAAGATTGCTGGCGATGCTAGTTTCACGAATAACCCAAGCCGTACACTAAAAACAATCACGGATACAGTAAACGGATTGAGTAGTGCGTATTATCGCAAAACTGATACAGTAGCCAATGCAATGCATGCGGTTAGTGCAGATAATGCTACACATGCAACAACTGCCGATACTGCTACAAATGTTGCGATATGCGTTAAAAAGGCCGGCGATACCATGACGGGTACGTTAAAGGTTCCGGGCCTTTCCAATGAACCGATTGATTTAGATTATCTTGCTAACAACAAGGCGGGTTATAGCGGCTTTACATTCGGTGAATTAAATAACTACCGTATATGGGGTACTGCTTATTGGGGTATTGGCGCCATGTTTCCGTGGTATACAAGCCAAGACCGCGTATTAGGTACTCAGCTTTATTTTGCTAACAGTAACGCGGCATTTATTCGTTTTGATACAAATACTAAAGGCATGAATGAATGGCAACGTATAGCAACGTTTGAAAATAACAATACATTGTTATTCCCTAATGGTGCAAGGTTGAAGGTGGAATAATATGCCTAATTTAGTACTAGAATATAACGGCCAAACATACCGGTTTGGATTAACTACAGATGCAGCATTAACTAACGGCCAAAATATTAAGGTTCCCTTTAATGGAAACGAATTATACGCACGTATTGGAGACGATAACACGCCGTTAAAAGTTATTAAAAACGGGCGCACATATTCGGTACAGTATAATCCGGCTGCATTTAATAATATTTATGTAGATAGACCGGCAAGTGATCGCTCAGGATGGCGTAACACGGTATTTTTCCCAAGTGGAAATTATCGTATCACAATAGACGGAAGCACGCGCGATAGTCGCGAAATACGCATTAATGATAACAGAAACCTTGAAATAGTAATGAGCATTGTCGGTCAAGGGTATGGCAATCAGCATTTAAATCTAACTATTAGCGGGTATTATGATAGGAAAGTACAGGCCGGAAGTAATCGTAATAAATTCAGCATAGAACGAATAGGGGACTAACAATGCAAATTGAAAGCCTTGAAAGCATGATAAAAGACTATGAACGGCGCACGGGTGAACGCGTTAGCCTTGAAGGTTTTTATTTCGATGAAAACAACAATTACAAAGATAAATATAACTACTATTTCAAATGGTTCCCTAATGCTGGGTTCTTATTCTGGACTATCAACGAACATGAGGGCCAACGGTATTTTACTATCTGGCAGACATACGGCAATATGAAAATAATAGGGAAATATATTGTTGAAGTAATGAAGATGAATGATCTTGATGTAATTGTAACGGCTACACATCGAAGCGTGCGCGGTTTCATAAAAAAATGGAATATGGAACGCGTTCCAGAAATGGACTACACCTATAATGGGTTTGATTACAAAGTGTTAAAAACGGTGCGAAAACACCTTGAAGCTACTTTGTAGAAAGGAAAAGCATGTTTAAATTTGACTTGCAATTATTTGGCGGCGGCGGTAAAAAGTCGAAGGTAAGCAGCATTGATGCAAAACTACCTACGGCAACGGCCGACGAAAAGCAACTATTACAAGGCCAAATGGATTGGATTAATAACACCAATCGAAGCGCCAACACCTTGCAAGGTATGGGCGATGCGGCCTTGAATAACGTGATAACGCCAGAATACGGCAATATGTATAATTCGTATTTAGGCGCTAACCGTGGCAATCAAAATGCAATCAGCGCGTTACAAAATCAAGTTTCTACGGCCGGCGCCAAGAATTTAACTGATAACACGCGGTATGCAAATCAGTTAGCGGCAAGCGTTGATACTATGAACAACGGCGCAAGCCAACTGGCTAACGAATATAACGGCGCATTGCTTAATAATCAAAACGCAATGAATAGCATCACAAACGGCCAACTACCAACAGGCTATGCAGATGCTAGACGGCAAGCGTTAAACAATGATTTACAGGCAACTGTAGGCAATGCAGTTTCTGGCCTAGCAAGTCGCGGCATTGTGAATTCATCTATTACAGATAATGCATTAAATGATATTAGCAAGAACGCATCTAATACACTTGCGGCACAATATTCAAATGATTTAGGCCAAGCGGCTGCACTTAATACGCAAGCGCTTAATAATAATTTAAGCGGTATCGGTGCAAAAATGGGGTTATGGGGTAATACCTACAACAACAACCAAAACGGCATTATTAATCAAGCAAATCTAATGAACCAAGGTTATGCAAATCAGATGAATAACGCCGGCACCGCAGCGGGTTTAGTAGGTCAACGCGAAGGGTTAGCGCAAAACCCTATTAATACAGGCGCAACAACACAAAGCGCGGCAATTCAACCGGCCAAAGATTACTACTCTATGAGCCAGTTAAATAACGCGGATCAAGAAGATTTACTTAACAGATTTATGTCATTACGCTATGGACTAGCACAACCAGCACAAACAATGGTTAAGCAAGGTTCTGGCGGTTTCTTTGGAGGGCTTATGAAAGGTTTTTGTTTTGTAGCGGGTACTGAAATTGCAACACCAGAAGGTGGCAAGGTTATTGAAACGTTTGTAAATGGTGATACTGTTATCACGTTGGGTGCGGTTAATGATGTAATTGCATTGCATGATATGGGCGAAAAAGAAACACATCGCCTTGAAACTGTATCTTTCGGCGTAACAACCACAGGCACAGAAAAGGTATTGACTCCGGAAGGTTTAAAATTAGTTAGTGAATTGGTAGTTGGCGAAGTTATTATGACGGTTAATGCTTATGAACCGGTTACATTAAGCGAAGCAACTGGCAATACTGAACATGTATATGAATTGCAATGTACTGGCGATAATTTATTCTATGCTAACGGCATTATGGCGGAAGGCATCAATGAAGATGAATTGAAAGCTATTGCAGATGCAGCGGAAGAAACACCGGAAGAAAAGCCAGCTAAAAAAACAACTAAAAAATCCAGCAAGAAAGATGAACCAGTAGAGGAAGCAACCGAAGAAGCAGCAACCGAA